AAGCGTTAACATCTGCACTTGGAAGACCTAGTAGATTAGAAGCAGCTAATAGATTTGGCAGACTTAAATACGATAATAGTAATAATATTCTAACAGCTGAAGTATCTTCTGAGAAGGTAAATAATGCCTTCAATGAAATAGTGAAACTCACTAGAACAGGAACTAAAGTACACTTGCTAACAATGCGAGGAATGTACTTAAACTGTATCCTTAGAAGTTATTCTGCGTCTAATGACGTGACCAATTCCTATTCATTACCCATATCGTTAAATCTAGAACAATTAATAGTTGTAGATGATATACAAGAAGGCACTATACTTGCATCAACAAGTGACAGTGATGGCAGCTACGTATGGGATGATCTGCAATTATCTTTTGGAGACTTATTAGGATGAGCAAAGAAATATTTTTAAGTCTAGAACATAAAAGAGTCCCTCTTAGTGGTGCTGTTAACACGCAATTTGTATACGAAGAAATTACTTATACTTTAGGAAAGGTGATATATAATCCAGCTTTGGATGGTCTAGTTACTTCACTATCATGGAGAATAGGGCAACAAGAATTCTCAGCTAAAGGTATTGGAATTCAAACTGGTGTAGATATTGTAAAACAATTCGACACTAAATTGCCCTCTTTGGTAGCAATAAACCAAATAGATCGTGGTGCAAATGTAAAAAGCGTAGAGGAGCTGAGACTATTTATCATAATTGATTTTGATAAGTACTTTCTGAATTGATATGAATTATTTAAATAATATGATTGGAAAGATAGTTGAATTCTTCCCAGAGACTCAAACTGCAACAGTAAAACTTTGTATGAGTGAGATTATATCAACAGAAAGATCCAACTACGAAAATACAGAAGTAGCAAATTTAGTAGATGTAGTTTGCCATTTTCCAAAAGTAGGTGGATTCTCTATTACTACACCTGTACAGAAAGATGATTACTGTATGGTGATATTTCAATCACGAGGTATATCCCATTGGCTATACGAAGAGCGTGATGAATATAAAGTGACCAAAGGAAGACCCGAACCTACCGCGTTACGAAAGAACTCGTTACAAGATGCTATATGTATAGTAGGAATAAGTAATATCCTAAAGCCTATTATTAAATTCAGTCCTGAAGATCTTGATATTAGAAACACTGATAGATCCCAAAGAATGACACTTTTAAATAATGGCAATATAGAAGTAGTAACAGAGTTACTTGAAGGTGAGGAAGTAACTTCTTCCACTAAAATAGTAACTGATAATATTGGCAATATAACACTTGATTCTTTAAAGGGTGATACTAATCAAACAATAAAAATCAAAGATGACAAATCGATTGAAGCATTAACTGGTGATTCAAAAATAGAAATGCTTTTTGATGGTACAATAAATGTCAATTGTAAGACTGCTAATATAGATGCAACAACTGAAACAAATATAACCACACCAACAGCTAACTTTAGTGCTGATGTTAATATAGGCGGAAACTTAGTTGTTACTGGTGAGAGTACAGCCGCTGACCATATAAGTGATGGTATAAGTGGTAAGAGTCATACTCATAAGATTACTAGTGGCTCTTCAGCACCTGGTCCAACAGACTTACCTCAATAGGAAATATTATGTCAAATTTTAAATTAGATAGTGACCATGATATAATAATAGGTCGTGGTGCAACTAGAACAAGTGGTGACGATTATACAATCCAACTTGTTAAGTGTAGATTATTATTTATACTTGATACATGGGAATTAGACACAAGTTTAGGACTACCATGGTTTCAAACGTTGCTAGTAAAAGATGTAGAAGATTCTTTATTTCAAGGATTAATCTATGATGCAATAATTAACACCCCAGGTGTAGCTGGAATTGAGACTCTCAATTTGAACAGAAATAAAGATTCAAGAACTATGAATATATCTTTCAGAGCTACAACTATAAGTGGGAATATTTTACAATCGGAGGTAAACAGTGGCGGGAGTAACTGATCAAGGTTTTGTATCAAAGAGCCGAGATGAAATACTAACTGAATTAGAAGCTAGTATGAAGCAGACTTTTGGTGAAACTTTTGATGTATCTCCAGAAAGTCCTGACGGTCAACTAATTGGTATTCATGCAGATTATCTAGCGACTCAGTGGCAAATGGGTGAAGATGCTTTCAATAGCTACAACCCTGCTACTTGTTCAGGTATACCATTAGATAATGCTGTTAGAATAAATGGCATAACCAGAATAATTGATAAACCTACTAAAGCAAATCTAGTATTAGATGGGGTGGTAAATACAATTATCCCAGCTGGATCTGTAGCAGAAACAGTAGATGGAATTCAATTTCAAACTGATAATGAAGTTCAATTACCAGGAACAACAACAGCTACTTGTTTGACAAGTGGTGCAATAAGCATCAACGCAAATGAAATAAATACAGTAGTAACTAGTATAGCTGGGTGGACAGTAGTTAATAACCCAGAAGATGCTATAACTGGTATAGTAAGAGAGACTGATACTCAATTACGAGCGAGAAGAGAAAGATCCGTAGTCCGAACAGGTACAGATAGTGCAGATGCTATTATATCTGCGATATATAACTTAAATGTTGAAAATGTATTGGTTATTGAAAATGATTCTACAATCGCAGTAGATGGAGTACCTTCTGGTGCTTTTGAAACTATAGTGGATGGTGGATTACTACAGGATATAGCTGAGGTTATTTATCAAAACAAACCAATAGGTATTCCAGCTTATGGAGATAATATCCTTCAAGTAACAGATTCAAACGGATATGATCATGATATAGGTGTATCAAGACCTACAGACGTTGATATTGAAATGGAAATAACCGTATCAAAAGGTGCAACAGCAGCGTCAGACGCTAATACAAAAGTACAGCAAGCTATGGTAGATTATATCAGCACTTTAACAATGGGTGATGATGTAATCTGGTCTAAGTTATTCGCACCTGCAACTTCTGTAGATCAAGTTGAGTGTATCAATATTCGCATAAGAAAATCTGGCGGTAGTTATCAAGAATCAAGTATTGAAATTACCAAAAGAGAGAAAGCTCAAATGGTGATAAGCTCTGTAACTATAATAGAGGTCTAATATGATTAAAGACCCCTCAACAAGATTACTGGAACTACTAGTACCTGAATACCAACATTCAACAAACTTTATAAAATATTTACAAGTATTGACTGATGCACATGATGAAGTGTATTCCGCATTACAAGATGTAAAAACTTTACGATACTTAGAAAATGCAACTGGTACTCAACTAGATACAATTGGATATATAGTTGGACAACCCAGATTAACTTATAAAGTTCTTAATGGTGAGTTCTTTGGTTTCTTAGGTGCTATAGGTGGTGAATCTTTTGGTACTGAAAGTGACCCCAATGTGGGCGGTATCTTCTTATCAGAAAGTGATGAAGAATTTGATTTTGAATTACAAAACGATGAAGATTATAAGAAATTCATTTTAGCAAAAATAATTAAGAATCATAAAAGATTAACAACTGAAACCATTATAGAAGTTACTACTATAATTACAGATAAAGAAAATTTTGAAATAACACAAGGTAATAAATCTTTCAATATCCATTTCAACGAAGAGTTGAGCGGTAATGAAAAATTATTATTTACGACACCTGGATTTATACCTAAACCTTTAGGTGTAAAGATGACATTTTCAGATAATTTAGGTTCTTTCTAATTAGGAGATTTTATGGCGATTAAATGGCCAACTTGGGCAACCATATTCAACCCAGACTTGGGTAATGGCGATCCAAATATTTTAGATCCAGGGCAGGCAAAACAAGACAATGGCTTCATAGTTGAAAAGCCAAAAGTCCAAACAATGAACTGGTTATTAAATTTACTAGGTTATTTTGTCAAAGCAAATAATCAAGTAGCACCAAAAACTGACGGCTATACCGCTAAAGTTGGTGAGATAGTAATAATGGATAATACGTTAGCTGTAGCAAATGTAAACCTACCTGCTGATCCTTTAGATGGTCAATGGGTGATTATATCGGGTGAAGGATTATATTCTTTATTTGAAGTAATAGTAAATGGTAATGGCAATGATATAATGTTATTAAACGACCAAGTATGTCATC